GACCCCGTCGAAGAGCACATCGGCCGCCTCGATCTGGCCGGTCTCGTCGAACAGCGCCAGGAACACCGTCACCCGGCGGCGCTGGAACTCCTCAAGCTCGGCCAGCGCCACCACCTCCGGGTCGAGCCCGGAAAGCGTGATCGACAGCCCCGGAATGCCCTCGCCCGAGGTCGCCTGCGCCTCGCCGACCGAGAGCATCTGCCCCGCGCCGAGATAGGTCACGCCCTCCCAGTCGACGGTCCCGTGCCCGGTGAACATCGCCAGATCGCCGGTATCGAACCGGCAGCGCACCAGCAGGCCCAGCATCCGATCTCCGCTCGCGTCCATCACAGTGCCTCTCTGATTTGCAATGTCCTTGTCCGAACCCGCGCCTGGCTGACGGAAAGCACGGTCTCTGGACCGGCCAGCGCCCAGCTGCCCCAGGGCGCGCGCATCGCCACCGGATCGCCCGGGGCGACAGGGCGGCGCAGCCGGGGCCAGAGCGTGACGCTCTGCCGGAAGGCGGGGGTGGGGGCCTCGGCCGCGGTGACGATATGCAGATGGCGGCCGAGGGTCAGGTAATCGCCCGGCAGCGCCCGGTCGCCCGCCCTGGCGAGCTGCAGCACCAGCGCCTGCGCCCGGGCATTGGCGGCGACCGCCACGGCAGGATCGGCCGAGATCATCCCGTGCGGGCCGTCATACTCCATCGCGGCCATGTCGAGCTCGAAGGTGCCCACGGGGCCGTTGAGGCTGGCGATCCAGGCCGAGATCGCCGCGCTCTCGCGGGCATCGACCGCCGCCAGCACCAGATCGGCCGCCCACATGCCGCCCATGAAGTCATAGGCGGTCTGCGCGAAGCTGTAGGGGCTCTGCACCCGCAGGCTGCTGGTGATCTGCTTCAGCGTGAGCGAGGCCACGCGGACGGCATCGGGCGGGAAGGCCATCAGGCCGCTCCCCCCGCCCGGGCCATCCGGTCGCGGCGGTCGTAGATCTCCGAGGCCTGGCGTCGGCTTTCCGCGCGCACGGCGGCGGCGATCTGTTCCGGGCTGGCATTGGAGCCCTGCACGCTGACATGGATATCGCCCATCCGGACCGAGCCGCCGCCGATGCTCGCGACCCCGAGCTTGCCATTGCCGAGCCGCGTCAGCGGCAGGATCGCCTCGGGGCCTGCCTCGCCCATGAGCCCGGTCGTGGGCCCGCGCATCGGAAAGAAGGTCGGCCGGTCGACCACGCCGCCCGCGGCAAAGGCCCGGACCCGGCCGCCCTCGAAGATATTGCCGAGCGCGCTTTTTGTGGTGGCGCCACTCGCGCCGCCCGCGCCCCCGAACATCCCCGAGAACAGGCTGTCGAAGAAGCCGCCCAGGGCATTCGAGAGCGGGCTCATCGCCCGGTCGAGCAGGTCGTCGAGCATCCGGTCTGCCAGTGCCGAGATCGCGTCGCCCGCGTCGCCCGAGCCCTTGGCCAGATCCTTGAAGAAGGTCTTGAAGCTGTCGCCGGTCTCCTTCGCGGTATCGGCCAGATCCTTCGTCTTCTTCTTCACCTTTTCGATCCCGGCGCCGTCATCGGCCGCATCGCCGATCCGCGCGAGGCTGGTGGCGGTATTGCCCGCCTCCTCGGACACCCCGGCCAGCGTCTCCTTCAGCGCCTTCATCGAGGCCAGCGGCGTGCGGATCATCGCATCGGCAATGCCATTGGCCTCAAGCTTCAGCCTTTTGGCCTCTTCGCCCGCGGCTGCCGCCGCCTCCTTCGCCGCCGTCAGCCCATCGGCCGCGCCATCTGCCGCTGCCTTCATGGCTTTTGCTCCGGGCACGAAGTCGGGCAGATCGGCAAATTTGGCCAGAAAGCCCGACCACTTCTCCTGAAAGTACACCATCACCTCGCCCCAGGTCGCCTTCATCCGGGCGCCGAGCTCGTCCATCCGCAGCCGCATCAGCTCGGGCCCCATCACGATCCGGTCCCAGACCTCGGCCGCCACATCCTTCATCAGGTCGAGCGCCGCCCCGAAGCCGCCCGCCGCCTTGACCAGCCGCCCGAACCACAGCACCAGCTCGCCCGCGCCGACCACCAGCGCGCCGATCCCGGTGCGCATCAAGGCTGCCCGGGTCAGCAGGAGCTTTGCGTTCAGCGCGGCCGCCGCCACGGTCGCCGCCGCGAAGCTGGCCGCGAACCGCCCGGCGATCAGCGTGGCCGCCGTGCCGGCATAGGCCGCGACCCGGTCGAGATTCGACAGGACAAGATCGAGCGCCGAGGACAGCGGCGCACCCTTGCGCCAGAGATCGGCAAAGCCGGTCGCCAGCCGCTCGATGCCGGGGGCCGCGGCGGCCGCCAGGGTGTTGCCCAGCCCGGTCGCCACCAGCCCCAGCCGCGAGACCGCGTCATTGGCGGTCTCGATATTCTCGGCATCGATCTCGGAGACCACGACGCCGAAGTCTTCCACATCGCGCGCGGCCTGGCGCAGGGTGGCCGGATCCATGCACGCCATGGCAATCGAGCCCTCCTCGCCGAAGAGCTGGCCCGCCACCGCCGCCCGCTGCGCCGCGGGCACGAAGTCCGAGATCGCGGCGTTGATGGTCGCGATCCGTTCATCGAGGGGCATCTTCTGCAGATCGGCCGCCGTGAGGTTCAGCTGCCGGAGCGCCTTGACCGCGGGGCCGGTGCCGCTGGCCGCCTGGCTGAGGCGGCGGGTCAGATCCTTGGTCGCCTGCTCGACCGTGCCGATGGCGACGCCCGAGAGATCGCCCGCCCGGCTCAGCACCTGCACCGATTTGACGGTGGTGCCCAGCGATTGCGCCAGCTTGGCCTGGGCATCGACCGTGCCCATGGCCTGCTTCGCCATCAGGCTCAGCGCGCCGGTCGCGGCGGTGACCGCGCCGGTGAGCCCGATCTTCACATTGCGCGAGAACCGCTTCGAGCGGTCATCGGCCGATTTGAGCCCGGATCGGAACTCGGCCGAGTCGAGCCCGAGATTGACGCGCAGCGCGCCGATCACCGCCTTGAGGGCCATGGCTTACCTCTTCGTCTGTTCTTGCTGCTGGAAGCGCGCATGCATCACGCGGGCGCGCAGGATCATCACCGCCGCTGCGCGTTTTGGATCGGGCGGCAGGATGAACTCTTCGGCCTCCGGGAAGTCCCGGACGGGGGCCCGGGCAAGCGCCGCGATGTGCCAGGCGAGCCAGCGGTCGCGGTGCTGGCCGACAGTCGTCCGGGCTGCGGCGCCTGCCATCTGGGCGCGGTAGAGGCCCGGGGTCAGGGACCAGAAGGCGGCCGGATCGAACCCGGCCGCGCAGTAATCCTTCAGCAGGTCGAGCCAGCCCGCCGGGCTCAGGCCTTGTCCGACCCCTCGGACTTTCCCGCCGCGCGCTCCTCCCCGGCCTGTCCGGACAGATCGGCCAGGAAGCCGCAGGCCGAGATCACCCGGCCCAGCACCGGGCCGAGCTCGGGGCCGAGATCCGCAGCGACCGCGCCCGCCTGGCGCAGGGTGGTCCCGGGGCGGTGATCGCGCATCGCGGCCCAGAGAATGAGCCGCATGATCCGCACCGAGCCCGCCTCGAGCGCGGCCATCGCCTCGGCGAGCGTCTGGCCCGCCTCCTCTTCCAGCTCGGCAATGGCATTGAAGCTCAGGATCAGCCGGAGTTGCTCGCCGCAGGCCTCGATATCGACCTCGCCCTTCATCGGATTGGCCATGGATCAGCCCCCCACGCCGGTGATGGACAGGCTGCCGGTGACCCGGAAGCTCGCGGAGACCTCCTGGAACTCGCCCACGGTGGCGGGGGGCACGTAGGATTTGAGCCAGCCCTCGAAGGTCCAGACGGTGCCGCCCGGGAAGGTCACCCGGATCTGGCGCACATTGCCGCTGGCCTTCAGCCCGATCAGCAGATTGTCGGTGGCCGAGCCTTCGATCCAGTTCATGGTGACCGAGCATTCGCCCGGATCGAGCAGCCCCGGGCGGAACTCCTTGGTCCGGTTCGGCGACTTCATATGGGTCGCCTCATGTTCGTCGCGCTGCTGGTCGGGCAGGGCCACCGACTTGACCTCGGCCAGCTCCAGGAAGGTCGTGGCGGCGGCGTCCTCGGCCACTTCCACGCCATAGCCCCAGGCGATATCCGCCTCGCTCATCTCTCGTTCTCCTCGTTGTGAACCCTGTGATGGATGATCAGGTCGGCCAGGATCCGGTGGATCCCGCTGCCGTCCCGGTCGGTGTCGAGCCCGTCGCGCAGGGCCTCGACGAAGATGCCGCGGAAATCGGTGCCGCCATGGGGGCCGCGGATCCCGTCGAGCCGGGCGGTCAGCGCCGCCTCGACCTCGCCCGCCTCGGCCAGCGTGGTGGCCAGGATCTCGGCCTGGATCCGGGCGCGCCGCAGCGCGCCGACCCCCTTCATGTGATAGTCGCGCGTCGCGCCGACCCGCATCAGCACCACGGCCGGGAGCCCCTCGCCGGGCGCGCGGCGGCCCCAGGTGATGCGGGGGCCGACCAGCGCGGCGAGCCCCGGATCGCTCAGCAAGAGGTCGGTCAGGTCGGCCTTGAGGTTCATCGGCCGCCCCCCTTCCCGACCTTCTTCGCCAGCCGCTTCGCGCGGCGGGCCACGGTCTTCGCGATCTCGTGCCCGAGCCCCTTGGCGATACCGGCCAGCACCGCCTCGCGGGTCGCGTCCCAGGCCGGGCGCATGAAGGGCTGGGCGGGCATGGTGCCGGTCGAGCCGCCGCTTTCCAGATGCCGCTCGACGCTGCCGAACTCGACCAGATGGGCATGCGGAAGGGCCGCGGCGCCGCCGAAGATCTCGACCGCCGCCTTGTCGTCGCGCACGAGGCGGCGGTGATCGCGGCGCTGTTTGGGGTCGAGCCGGGTCGAGACCGCGAGGCTCTCGGCCAGATCGCCGCTGGCGCGCGGCGCCAGATCCCGCGCCCGCTCGACGAATATCCCGAGCGCCGCCTTGCCCACCCGGCGCAGCACGCCCCGGCCGGTCGATTTGGGCAGATGCTCCACCATCATCTTTTCCAAGTCGGCCAGGCCATCGACCGAGACGGGTTGCTTGCTCATGCCTCCTCCTTCCGGCCGTTGCTGACGGCCGAGACGTCGACCCAGCGGCCGCGCGCGGCGACCCCGGTGATGTTCCAGACATGCCCGCCCGCCTTCATCCGGTCGGCTGCAGTGAGGCCCAGGACGAGATCGGAGCGGCGCAGGGTGAAGCG